GAGCAACCACAAGAAACAGGAGCATATGACTTTGTTGATTTTCAAACAAAGCAGTGGTTATTACATGAAGCAAAAATTGATATCGACAAAGGGGGTTTATTAGAGGATGAATACTGAACCAGTGGATAATACAAAGGAAGAAACAACGGAAAAACCAAAACTAAAGCCTGAAGAAGAAAAAGAACTGATTAGTAAATACGTCCGTCGAGGGAAAAAAGCAGTTAGTGCGATGGGTGACCTACACCGAGATTGGAAAATGATTGATTTATTTGATCGTGGTCGTCAGTGGGATATGGTCAATTTACCTGTTTGGTTGCCAAAACCGATTACAAACCTTATCCGCTATGTGCGTACAACAAAACGTGCCAACTTAGCACTCAATGTACCACAGGCAACGCTTACACCATTAACTCCGATTGATGATGGGTTTGTTAAATTACTACAAAAAGCATATGAACATGTGTGGGACGAAGAAAAAGTACCACTTACAATCCGTCGATGTGTTGACCGCTCACTCTTACAAGGGACAAGCATCGCATATGTGTATGTAGAAGAAAACGTTCGTGGTAAGTATTTTGGTGAAGGTCACGAACACAATCAATTATACAAATACGATGTGAAAGTCAAACGTATTAACAACGGGAATTTCTTTATTGACCCTGATGCGTACACAATTAATGAAGCAAAGTTCATTGATATTACAGAGAATCGTAGTTTCTCAGATGTAAAGAATGACCCAATGTTCAAAGAATATGCAGGAGATAAGTTAGCAAAGCTGAAATATGCTGACCTTCAACGTGATTCCAATGCCACAGGTGACATTTTTGATCGAGATATCTTGCAACAAGATACATCAAACGATAATGACACTGGTGATGAACTCTGTACAGTTCATATCCACTGGGAACGATTCCGTAACAGTGAGGGTGAGTGGCAAGTAGATTGTAGTTACTTCTTATGGAATACAGACTTTCTTTTATACAGAATCGAAGGTACGCTTGTCGATAAATATCCTTTTGTTGTCTTGTATGATGAGGAAGAAGAAAACTCATTTTGGGGTAGTTCAACTGCGATGGATATTTTGGAAAACCAAAAAATCATTAACAAAGCAGACCAAGCAGCTTCCATTATCGCAACAATGAATCAAAACCCACAAAAAGTGGTCTTACGTGAATCAGGAATTAATGCAGCAGAAATGTCCCGTACTGGTACGCTACCAGGGAAAGTTTGGACTTCAAATGTTGACCCTCGTATCGCAGTTCAATCCATTCAACCACCTGACATTCCAAAAGGATTGTTTGAAATGGGTGATCGTATGAAAGCTGATGTGAAAGATATGACGGGTATCACTGAAGCATACACAGGTCAATCCGTTGGTTCATTGACTACATCAAGTGGTGTTGATTCATTAATCGAACGTTCTAGTATACGTGATAAAGATAAATCGGTTCAGATTGATGCTTTTGTTGAGGAATTATCAGAGTTAATTATCCAGTTTATCATTTGCTACTGGAAAGAACCAAGACCGATTATGACTCGTCAACAAAACGGAAACGCTCAATACGAAACATGGATTCCTGTTGATGATAAAGTATCAAAAAACTTAGAATACCGACTTCGTAGTGATGTATTCGCAAAAGCACCAATGACTCAGGCTTCAAAACGTAGCCAAGCAGACAAATTGATGCAGATGCAAGGTCAATTCCAATACGACCCACCGATTATTACTCCTGAAGAATGGATTTCGATGCAGGACTTTGATACAAAAGAGGATATTTTATCTCGTATGCAACGTGACCGACAAGCAAAACAAGCGCAAGAAGGTAAGAATATCCAACAAAGCATCATGCAGTTAGTAAAGCAAGCAGAAATGTTACGTGGAAAAGGATTAACTGAGCAACAAGTTGACCAACAAATTCAACCAATGGTGCAACAAATTCTACAAACAACATTTAGTGCAGGTGCTTCACAAACTGCCGAACAAATGGGAATGGCTTCTGCACCAAGTCCGTCAGGTGGTCAAAGTGGAAATATGAGTCAAACCGCTTCAGCTAACATGAATAGTGGAATGTAGGAGGGTAAAAATGTTCTCTATATTCAAAAGAAAACGTAAACAATGTTGTAACTGTAAGAAAACATTTTATAAACCCGAGAGTATTGTTTATGTAGGTATTTTGGGAAATGATATGTATTTCGAAGTCAGTCCATGTTGTAATGAAAGCTATATTATTGTATAGGAATGTAGTTGACAGATTATTCCAACTTTGGTATACTTGTCTTACTATATTTAGTATCTAATGTATAGTGTGCTGAGTTCTCCAAATTCTCTAGCACAAGGCTAACAGACTTCCTGCAAAGTTGTACTGTTAAAACCATTGTTACACTACTCCCAGTGTGTAATCAGAGTAAAAGAGCGTACCTTAACGGTATGCTCTTTTTCTTCGTCTATATATCCAACGGATTCCACTAGGTGTACCTGAATCCATCATAAGGTGAAATAGGAATCCGATAAAGAATAAAATTCCCCACTTCCAGTAAATACATACCACAGGTAGTGAAAATAATACCGCAGCTTGTAATGAATGAACGAATTGTCTGTGTTTAAAGAATAACCACAATGGAATAATCTTTCCGATCATGCTTTTTCGAATATCCGCATCAGGAAAAATACTCCCTAATAAAAAAGGAAGTGGGTTAATCCATTCAGGTATTTGTATTTGAATTAGTAACCAAACAAGAAATGCGAATTGCCAGTGTATTTTCCCTGAGAAAGCACACACCTCCCCTTAAAATCCCTTAGTTTGTAGTATTCACCGAACGCATACAAATTATTCAGGTAAAATAATACAAATTTTCAATAAAATTGTTTACATTTTTACGAACATTGTATAAAATAATAGTAACTAATATTCGCCATTCGTGAGCGTAAACACGAAAAACAAACTGATTTACAACTTTCGCAACCCAAGCGTAAACATGGGAAAGGAGAATTTACATGGAAGAAAACTTAAATCCGACTGTTGAAACAACAGGTGAGGAAGATTTAATGGATGCAATTCGTCAGTTCAAAGAGATGGAAGAAAGCGGTGAGTTCACTGATGAACTTTCAGACGATGAACAAGAAACTGATACGGATTCAAACGATTCTGTTGATGAAAACGACGAAGATGATCAAGACGACGAGGATGTTGAAACTGATTCTGAGGACGATTCTGATGTAGAGGAAGAACCGAAAAAGAAAACTCAGTCAAAAGAAGAAAATGCTCGTTTTGCTGCGGAACGTCGTCAACGAGAATTGGACAAGCGTGTTCAAGAGGAATTAGACCGCATTAAGATGTCTAGTCCTGAGTACCAGTTAGCAGAAATGTTAGCGAAACAATATGGGACAACTCCTGATGTCATCGTAAAGCAATTACAAGAGCAAGAACTTCAAAAACAAGCTGAGCAGCAAGGTGTTCCAATCGAGCATCTACGTGAAACGCAAGAATTAAAAGAAACAACCAAACGTCAACAAGACCAAATAAATCAACTCCTATTTCAACAATGGAGAAGCCAAATCCAAGTAGAATCTACTACTCTATTATCAAAACCTGAGTTTTCAATGTTGTCACAAGAGGATATGGATGCTGCTGCAAACCATATGCTAACAAAATTGAAAGCCAATGATGTGCCACTCGAAGATGTCGTGTATATGTTACATGGACGTAAAATAATCGAGGGTCATAAACAAAAAACTGAGCAAGAAATCCTTGCAAAAGAAAGTGGACGTAGTAAAAAGCCACTTGCACCGAATAATAGGAAACCGTCAGAAACACAAACCCTGACGGACGAAGAACGCTATGTAGCTCGTCAGATGGGATTGAGTGATGACGATTATCTAAAATATAAATAATCTCTTAGGAGGGGAAACCAAATGGCATTTGAATACGCTTATTCATTAGATGGTGTGATTGCACCTTTGGTAAAAGATTTACCATTAGACACACTATCAAACTACCAAAATGCAACAGGTACAAACGGAGTAAAACGTGGTGACTTAGTGTTCATCGACGGTACTTCAGGCTTAGTAAAACGTACAAAAGCTGGTGCTGGTATTCTAGCAACTGGTGTAATCGAAGGAAAAGAGTTTTTAGGTTTAGTAGCTCAAGGTCAAGATTACGCAGCAGTTAATGCTTCATTCACTGCACAATCTCTTGATACAACTCGTAACCCGAATGGTGTTGCAAAAGTAAACATCGACAAAACAACTGTATGGAGAGTACCTGCTTCTGCTGCTGCTTCTGCTGCAAACGTTGGAAAATCTTACGGTATTACAAATGCTGCATCAGGCGATCAAACAGTTAACCTTGCAGATACAACAAACACTGTCGTAAAAGTCCTAGATTACATCACTAAGAATGGTGTTAACTACGTATATGTCACAATTAACTCAACTGCTACTATCTAAGGGATATAGCGAATAAAGGAGGGAACTTATCATGTTAAACAGTGGACAATTTGGACGTTTGCTTGAACCGGGCTTACGTAAAATATTCATGGAAACATATGCTGAACTACCTGAACAATATTCACAAGTGTTCAACGTTCAAACTTCAAATAAAGCAATCGAAACTGACTTACGTATGGGTGGTTTTGGTCTTTGGGAGAAAAAGGACTCAATGGGTTCTGTTCAATACCAAGAACCAACTGATACATTACCATTACAATACGTGCATGAAGAATTTGCTTCAGGTTTCGTAGTTGAACGTAAACTTGTCGATGACGAGCGTTACGGTGAAATCAACAAAATGTCAGCAGGTTTAGCTCGTGCAGCTCGTGCGACAATCGAAACAAAAGCAGCAGAAATCTTCAATAACGCATTTACAGTAAATGGTTTTGATGGACAACCTCTAATCTCAAACTCTCATGTTCGTTTAGATGGTGGTACAATGTCTAACCGTTTACAAACAAATGCAACATTATCTGCTACTGCGGATGGTGCATTATCTGACCGTAACTTAAAAGCTGCAATCATTCAAGCTCGTAAACAAGTTGATGATCGTGGTATCAAAATCCAAGTAACTCCGAAAATCTTAGTTGTAGGTGCTGACTTAGAACCGATTGCTCGTACAATCTTAGGCTCTATGAATATCTCAGCTCAAGGTAACGGTGCTGGTATTACAAACGATAAGAACATCATGCAAGGACAAATGAAAGTAGTTGTATTAGACTACTTAACATCTTCTACTGCTTGGTTCATTATCGACCCTGCTGTTGCTCAGTTAAACTTCTTTTGGAGAAAGAAACTTGAGTTCAACAACGAAAAAGACTTCAACACAATGGCACAGAAGTACAATGGTTACTGCCGATTCTCAGTTGGATATTCTGACTACCGAGGTATCGTTGGTTCATTAGGAACTGGTGCAGCTTAATAAATAAAACAACTCAAAGTATCCTCCTTACCCTCATGGTGAGGGGGATATTTTATATTCTAGGAGGTTAATAGAATGTCAACTCATTTAGAGCGAGTATTAGAAGAATTAGTAATCGAAACAAAGAAAACAAATGAACTACTTCAAGCACTTCTACCAAAAGAAGAAGTAAAACCAGTCGCAAAGAAAGCGGTAAAAACACCAAAGAAAGAGGTGTAATCAATGCAAGTTCAACAACTCATTAAAGCAGTGCAAGACCGTCTGCAAGAGGATACTTTAGATGGTCTAATCATCCTACAATGGTTTGATGATGCTCAAAATTTCTTAGGTAACCGAGTCGGTGCAAGATTCCCTAGTTTTTTAAACCCTGACGGAACACAATCTACCTTAGTTGAACCAGTTTGGGATTCTCGTTTCCATGATTTACTGATTATCTATGCGTGTGCTAGATACAGAGAATCAGATGAAGCAATCGGAGAAGCTCAGTATTTAGATGGGTTATTCCAATCGAGGTTATCGGAAACATCTGAAGCGATTCAGATTCCGATGATGTATAAAGATGATGAATACAGCCAACAATTTACTGCGGTTTTAGGGCAAACGGATTTCATTATCACAAAACCGTCATTCCCACCGAACTCACCAAATCTAGCAGTCTATAAAGATGGGTTTCTGTTAACAAACTTAATGGATTATCGTTTAGATCAAAACAAAATCACCATCCTGACAGTTAGTGCTGGTGGAGAAAATATCAGTGCGATGTGGGATACAGTGAACGAGTTCATCCAACCACCTAGTTACCAAGGGATGTGGTGATGTAAATGGTACGAAGTGGCTATTATACGAACCCTTCTGAAAAGAAACTCGAAACATTTAATGATTTCACTGGTGGCTTAAATACCGTTACAACCAATGATAATCTTTCAGATACCGAGCTTGTGTACCTTGAAAATGCAGACCTTGACTCAAGGGGGAATATCTCAAGACGACTTGGGATGCAAACTCATTTGACACCACCTGTTACGGGTTTTGGTCAAGGATACTTCAGGTATTACAAAACAGACGGAACATTTGAGGAAATCACTGCGGTAAATGGTCGATTATATAAAGCAGGAGTCGAACTAGCAATCACTGGTCTTGCAAGTGGATTTCAAACCACTCGTAAAATTGAAGCGGTTCAGTTCCAAAGCTCACTGTATATTGCAACAGGCACAAACCTAGTGGAATATGACGGAACAACTGCGAAAGTGATTGTCCCGTATAAGCCTGTTGGTCAAGAAGCTCTGTACGTTGGGTTTAACGGATTGTACCCTGACCCAGTAAACTATGCTTCAGATACAACGGACGTATTCAATAGTATTGATACAGTTATCTTTGATAAGCGATATGGTGTGATTAATCAGAAGATTACAACGACCATCATCGTAACAAAGATTTCTGCGGATACACTTGAGTACAAAACCGAAGTTGCATTACCTAGTTCTCCAACAACGTTTACAACAGTACAGGATTGGGCTTTAGCTGCAACTGGGAAAACAGTCAATTATACACCAACTACCGTAGGTGACTATGCGTTCCGATTTACGATTCGTAAACAAGGGACAACTGGACAGGATATTGTTTACAATGTGCCAAAATATACAGTCAACCAAACTGATCAAAATACAACACTTTCCGTTGCTACCATGCAAACGTGTAACCGTATCTTTGTTCACAATGACCGACTTTGTTTATATGGTGATACAACGTATGGGAATCAACTGTACTTTTCACACTTAAACAAACCACGATACTTCCCAGTGAACAACACGATTGACTTTAAAAGTAATCGTCAAGAAGGTCTTACTGCGGTTGTAAAGTTTAGAAATCTGTTGGTTGCGTTCACACCGAGTAACATTCAAGCTCTTTCAGGTACGAGTCCACAAGATTTCGTTAAGAAAGTGATTAATAGTTCCGTAGGTTGTGTTGCACCGTATTCTGCGGTTGTGGTGGAAAACTTCATTCACTTTGTATCAAAAGAAGGAATATTTGCGTTAGTTTCCACAGGTACAGTCGATGATCGAATGAATGTACGACGACTGGATGAAAAAATATGGAATGTCTTACCTCAGTCTACGGATTGTGTAGGAGCATATTTCAATAAACAATATCATCTCGTGTACCCAACCGATAAAGTACGCTTTAGGTATTATACGCAAATGGGTACATGGACAAAAGATACATCCACAAAAATGACACTCAATCATTTATCTGAGTGGAATGGATTACTATACGGTCAACGTTCCGATGTTGGGGATATGGTGAAATTCGACCCGAAAGCAAGTAGTGTCGTGACTGACTTAGGTGAAGTTTACAAGTTCATTTTAGAGTCAAAATACTTTGATTTCGGACAACCATACCATGTGAAAGTTTTAAAACAGATGCAAATTCTGATGAAAGTTCAGGGAGTGTCAAGTGACTTAAAAGTGTATGTATCTGCGGATAGTAACGTAGTCATTAACCCTGACAAACAAGAAATTGCCATTATTAATGGTTCAGTTCAGTGGGTAACAACAACTGCACCGAACGTATCTATTGATGCAGGTACAGTTCTTGGCTCATGGACAATGGGCGAAAGTGCATTTGGTACATTAGATAGTGCGGTATCAAAAGTCAAATTATCAGGAAAATGCCGAAGAACAAAAATACGAATTGTTCACGAAGAAAATGTACCATGTAGCTTCTTAGGTGTTGCCTACATCTTTAAATTACGAAAACCAAAATAGGAGGTGAGGGTATGGCGAAAATACCAAACGGTCTACTGAAACAATGGAAAGACGGGGATATGGTTCATGCTGACGATTACCAACGTGAGCGAGATACCATGACCACTGCAATTAATGATATTGATGATAAAGTGACAACCCTCACCCAAACATCAGGAACAACAACTGCAACCTTAAATTCACTAGGTACTGCGGTTAATAATAAAACCGATTTAACAGGCGACCATCAGGGAACGTGGCAAGGAAATTCACCATCAGGACTAATCGCAAATAAAGCCGATAAAACAACAGTTGGTGCATTATCTAGCTTGGCGACAAGTGATAAATCATCTATTGTTAATGCGATTAATGAAGTCCGATCAACATCAGGTGTAGCACCTGATTGGTCAGTGGTTCAAAATAAACCAGCTACTTTCCCACCATCAGCACATACACACCCGATTAGTGATATAACGAACTTACAAACTTTGTTAGATGGAAAAGTGGATGAAACTGTACCTACAGTTAGTGGTGACTTGAATACGTATGTAACCACTGGATTTTATACTATCTCTGCAAGTACAACCAATGCACCCGATACAAATAGTTATAATTTAATTGTTGCGAGTAATGGTACGAATGTAACGCAAACTGCTTTGCGATTAAACTCTAATTTCGTTGGTGTGTGGACGAGAAGTAGTATAAACAATGGTTCAACTTGGTCTACTTGGGTTAGAGGTATAACAACTGGTGATTTAACATCAACACCATCGAATAGTACAACAACTGCATTAGTACCAAATACTTTATATACGTTTGGTATAGGAAGTGATTCTAACTGGACAATCACAAGTAATGGTTCGGCAGTTGATTTTAATACAACTTATACAAATTCAGTTATGCGTTATTTAACAGGTACATTAACAAATCAACCATCAGGTGTAACTACAAACGTATATTTTTACCAAATGAGATATGGCGCAAATGATTTCTTACAACAAATTATCACAAATGAATCAACACCACGCTATTTCATTAGAGCAAAGACTGCGAATGTTTGGGGTGGTTGGCGACAAATAAATGATTGGAATAGTTTATCGAGTAAACCGACAACTATTTCAGGTTACGGGATTACAGATGGTGCGACAACTACTCAAGTAGGTACACTTTCTAGTTTAACAACGACTGCAAAAGGTGATTTAGTTAGTGCGATTAATGAGGTTAATGCGAAACCTTCAGGTGGCGGAACGTGGGGAAGTATCACTGGTACATTATCGAACCAAACTGATCTGAATAACGCATTAAACGCAAAAGCACCTTTAGCATCTCCTGCTTTAACAGGAACACCAACTGCACCAACGGTTGCGACATCTGACAATAGTACATCCATCGCAACAACTGCTTGGGTAAAAGCTCAAGGGTATGGTGGTGCTGGTTCTGCTGCGTGGGGTTCAATTACAGGTACACTTGCAAACCAAACAGATTTAAACACTGCTTTAGGTAATAAACTTGATTCATCTCAAAAAAATGCGGTTAACGGGATTGCTCCATTAGATGCGAGTTCAAAAGTTCCTGCTGCAAATCTACCTGACGGGACACTAAGTGCAAAAGGTGTTGTTCAATTAGCACAAATTCCATCGTCATCAACGAGTGTTGCATTATCTCCTGCTGCTTTGTTTAATCTAGGTTTTTCAGATGGGAATTATACTCCGTATAACACGACAACTGCGGTAGATTTAAATACAACACTCGATGCAAGTTGCTTTCGATATTTAACAGGAACACTAACGAATCAACCGAGTGGAGTCACTACGAATGTATATGTGAATCATATTAATTTAGGTTCAACTAACTATTTTCAGCAAATATGGACAAATGAAGCAAATCCACGCTATTTCTATCGTGCGAAAACTGCTGGTACGTGGGGTTCATGGAAACAGAATGATGATTGGAACAACTTAACGAATAAACCATCGACGTTCACACCGTCAGCTCATACGCATGTAGTTGCCGATATTACTGACCTTAGTACGAACTACTACAATAAAACAGAAGTTGATGCAAAAGTATCAGCTTATAATTCCTTCGCAGATTTAAACCGTTGGATTAACTAAAGGAGGGAGAAAGATGTCGCAGATTCCAAATAATCTCTTTAAAGATTGGAAAGAAGGTGATGTCGTTCATGCAGTTGACTACAAACTCGAACGAGATAGTATCAAAACTGCTCACAATGATACAGACACCGCTCTTACCAATCTAACAACTCGAGTTACACAGTCGGAAATCAATATCACAAGTAATGCGAATTTACTTGCAGGAAAAACCGACAAAACAGGGAATCACTTAGGTACATGGCAAGGTTTACAACCTAGTGATTTAAACACAGGTCAACAAGCTCTTAATCTAGCAGGTAAAGAGGACAAGTCCAACAAAGGAATTGCGAATGGATACGCTAGTTTAGATTCAGGTGGAAATGTCCCTGTGAATCAATTAAAAAATGTCGTAACCAATCCATTTGCAAATTTAATGACATTCATCATTTAAGGAGGTAGGAAATTATGGCAGTAGGTACACCAAATATTAAGAAATTATACGTAGGACAACCAGCAACCACATCGACTTTGTTATACACTGCACCTGCAAATAGTGCAAACCAAGCATCTCCTTTTGGTACTGCGGTGATTAAAGATATTTACCTAACAAATACCACATCATCAGCTCAAACCATTACAATCGGGATTGGTGGAGTTGCAGCAGCACAACAATTAGTACCGAACCAAACGATTGCAGCAAACACTGTTGTTCCGATCACTGCACTGAATAAAGTACTTTCAGGTGGCGACACAATTTACGCATTACAATCATCTGCAACTGCAATAACGGTTCACATTGACGGAATTGAGGTGCAATAATGCCGATTCAATCACTAAATAGTAATGACAAATTAAAGAGTTTAGCAGACGGGGATAACCTGTCTGCAACTCAGAAAAAAAGTTTACTAGACCAATACAACACGAATATCTCACCAATTTCTCAACAATTAGGCTATCTTCCAACATACGGAGCAACAACGAATCCAAGTCGTAGTGCAGTATCAGTCGTAGCAAGTGCGTTTGATACGAGTGGGAATGGTGGGAGAAAAGTTGTTCGATTGACGAACGGTTGGTTAGTATCCGCAGCTTACGATAATACTGCATTTTACATTCGATTCTATAAAAGTACAGACAACGGTTCTACATGGTCACAATTGTGTACTTCGGGAAATTGGTCGGCGGTTGGAGGTAATTTTTCGCTAGTAGCAGTCGGAACAAAAGTATATACGTTAGTGAATCGATCAAATAATAGCACTGACTTTCTTTATTTTGAAGCAACTACTCAAACAAATATTGCATTAACTATTGCTAATAATTTAGACTCACCGACCGCTTATAATGGATGTTCTCTAGCGTATTCACCAACCGACAACACATTACACGCAGCATGGGCGAGTAAAAACGCAACCTATCCGAACTCATTCAACATTCGTTACGCAAAAGGAACGATTGCGAGTGATGGTAGTGTGACGTGGGGAACACCTGTGTATCCTGATAGCGGACCAATTAATATCTCAGGTAGAGATTGCACAAATCCATCAATCGTTATTCAAAATAACAACCCTGTTATCCTATTCACATATACAGGTTCTTTGAAACGATTGAGTTGTTATAAGAACGCAAGTGTTCCTAATGCTGCGGTTACGATTATTGACGGGGGTTCTTACGACCAATCCAACCCATCTGCAACAGTCGATGGTACAGGTGCAATTCATGTAGTGTGGCATGGTTTAGATGCTACGGATACAACTAATAATAACATTCGTTACTCAAAATCAACTGATGGTGGAGTAACTTGGTCTGCTATAACGAAATTAACAAGTGGGAATACCGCACCACAAACTTCCGCATCAATCACATACGATAATAACAACAATTTATACGTATATTGGTATGGCGTAAGTGGTGGAGGGAATAGAATACGCTCAATCGTTTATACAACGTCATGGGGAAGTATTGTGGATATTACATCTAATAGTAGTGGTAGTACTACTGACCCATCTTTATGCGATAATATCAGAACATTCACATCACCATTAGTCATATGGAGAGACAACGTATCACCATCCGTTAAATTTAGCGGTACATGGACAGATACACCGTTGTTAAGTGAAACAACAAGTATTAGTGCGGTGAGTAATAAGGCTTTGATTGATGCTTTGGTTACTAAAGGAGTTAATGGCAAGAAGTATGCGAGTGGTACTATAACGAGTTCATCTTCACTTCAATCATTTACTTACATTGATGGAACAACACTATCGAGTTATTACGTAACAGTTACAGGGTTAACTTTCAAACCTTCATTAATCTATCTTGTTAATGGCACAAACAAAAGATATGTGATTTACAGTGAAATTAATGATGGGCTTTACCCTAAGACAGTAAAATTCGTGCAAGTTTTCTCGAGTACAGCTACAACTACATCTAATTATAATTTAAAAGGCGATGTATCTCCTGCTAGTGTCACGAGTACAGGATTTACTTTACCTGTGTATAATTCAAGTGAATCATACTCATGGATAGCATTTGAATAAGGAGGGATAACATGAAAATAGGTAGACGAATATTTTACGATCTTTTAACAGGAAATATCATATTAGATAAAGGTGAAATGCAAGGGTCAGTCGTTCCGACAACAATCGCACAAGATATCCAAAATTTTACAATTTTATCTAGCAGAAACAGAGATTCATATGATAGTATAGAGTTAAGGTTTGGTGAATTTGGACAAGACTTCGCAGCTTGTAGTGGGTATCGTGTAAATCCTGAAACTCGTAGTCTTGAATTTAGTTACCCTGACCCAACTGCACCCATAGAACAACTCACATTTCAAAAACCGTTAACTGCTCAGATTGATGAATTAAAAAGGGAGAATTCAGATTTAACTCTGC